TGTTATGCAGAACTAGGTTATATTACTATGTACTTAAAGCATCACTATAAACTAGAGTGGTGGGTTTCAGAACTAAACAACACAGACAAAGAGACTAAGATTAGGCACTACGTGTCATTACTAGGCGATCTCATCCTTCCCCCATCTCTTGCAAAGCCGACCAAGAACTTCGAGATATTGGGTGATAAGATACTTGCCCCATTATCAACTTTAAAAAGGGTAGGTGCTGCAAGTATTAACGAACTGGTTAAGAAAGGCCCATTTACTGATATCGATGACTACCTTGAAAAGGTCATACATTCAAAAGTAAATAAGGGGCATTTTGAGGCACTCATAAAGGGAAGAGCTGTAGACTGCTTCATGCGTAAGGATGTTGATTACCATACTGCTAAGTTAGAGCTCATGGAGTACTATCGTAAAAAGCGAAAATGCAACAAGTTCAATGAAACTCTATTTAATCCAGACCCGGTCAACCTATTCCTCATGGAAAGAGATACTAATAAGTGTTTCAATAAGACCCTACTAACCGATGAAGCAATAAGAAACTTCATCTTATCTAATAAAGATGGGTTAACCGTTACAAAGAGTAAGAATATACCTTTCTTTGATGGTGAGGTACCAATCATTAGAAACATCAATGTGGCAGCTGGCTTACTTGAAAAAGATTACTCTAAAGAGGTTGGTCTTTTCATGCTGTTTAATGGTTCAAATACTAAGAGTGGAGTATCACGTAAGAGTAAAAGACCATACTCCATGTTAAAAGTCGAACTATCTGATGGGTATAACGATATTGAATCAGTAATGTGGGATAGAAAAGAAGCCTTGAGATTTCCAGTAAATAGTGTTATATATGTTAAAGGAAAATTGAAAGAAGGGTGGAAGACACCAGTCTCACTAGAGTTAACGAGTATTGAAAGAATTTCATGAGGTAAGTATGGCAAAGTTCGTAAGAGTAAAAGAAGCACCTAAAGAATTAGATAAAGACTGCTGTGTTATAGAGGCACCTAACTTCTACGCAGAGATCTTAGAGTGCGATAAAAAGAAGCCTAAATCTAGCTTAATGACACCGCATTATCTGCGCGAGATATTGGGCACTATTGGACTTAAGTATGCAGACATTAACTTTAATGCGCTTACTGATTTTAATGTCAGTCAATTCAAGGGTATCCCATTCAATTCGATTGATGGGGTCCATGATATAGTGATGCGCGCCATCAATAACCAGAATCCTAACCTAATTAATCTGTACGTTGACTATTATCTTAAAAAGCGACCATTTGGTACAAAGTTGATCTACTTTCTAGGCGATCACCTACAGACTGGATCTTTCACTAGTAACGGTATCGATGAGATCAAGGAGAAAGAGGTAGATGTGTATCTTGGTAAAAAAAGCAAAAAAATAATTGGTAAACCAATTGGTAAAAAGAAAGAAACTACAACATCAAATGCGAATGTATAATATATCCATGAAATTAAATGCCTAAATAGGTAAAGGAGAAACAATGGGCAATATTACAATCAATCAAGATTCACTTCGGACATCAAGAGAGTACAAGCGTCACAGGGTAGAGCAAGGATCGAACATCTATCGTATCCTACCTCCATTTGGCGATGTTGATACTCATAACAACTACCCGTTTAAGCGATGGGCGGTTGCATGGTTAATTAACCCTGAGACGAATAAGAAAACACCATTTTCTTCACCGTTCTCAATTGGAGACAAAGATTGCCCAATTCATGAGTACTCTACAGCTCTAAAAGACCACATCGAGACCTTAAAAGGCAAGATGAAGGCAAAAGGCTGGTCAGATGCAAAGATTAAAGATAAGCTGAAAGGACTTAACGAGGTTCAATGGAACACTCGTCTTAGTTACAGCTATGCGTATAACGCGTGTGATAAGTCTGGTAATGTTGGCATCTTGGAGCTCAAGACTACTGCTCACAAGCAAATGACAAAGCGATTCAAAGAGTATATCACAGACTACAACCAAGATCCTACGTCACTAAATAGTAATCTGCGAGAAGATTCAGGGGTGTGGATGAACATCTTACGTGAAGGTGAAGGTAAGAATACCACCTACTCTGTTGAGTTTAATAACGTCAAGCGTAAAGATAAAGAGACTGGTGAGGTAACATTAACTGTTGATCGTTCACCGTTACCAGAAGCAGTATCTGAGAACTTTGATGATTTAGGTTACGATCTGTTTGCAATCTATCGTCAAAAAAGCTACGATGATCTGCGCGAAATTCTTATGTATAATCTATCACTCTTCGCGAAAGAGATTCCAGAAGCTATCCTCCCTGGATACGAAGAGGCATTAAGCTTAGGAAAATCAGGTAGCGTTGTTCAAGCTGTTGAGGATGAGGTTGAAGAAGAAACTGTGATACCTGTTAAGAAAGCTTCTAAGAAGATCGTTACTCAGTTCGACGACGATGATGAAGATGAAGATGAGGTAGTTGCCTCTAAGCCAGCAAAAGGCGGTGACATGGATGATCTGATGGCGTTTGCTGACAGTATCTTGGAGGACTAATATGAGGCTCCAAGATAGTTCACAATTCAAAAAGATTATCGAGCTATCTGAAAAAATCAAAGATATACCTAAGGGTGCAAATACAATAAACGCACCCTTATTGTTACGTGACTTTGTAATAGCAATTGATATCACTACGGACTTGCTAGCTAATGCAGTTCGTCAGGATTCTAAGGCTCACGCCCGCTTAAAGCAGGCTGAGTCTATTGCTTATTTCGATAAAGCTCCAGAATTCTTAAAAGAGAAAGGTGTCAGAGAATCGTCTGATGCTAAAAAGATGTATGTTCCGCAAGATGTAGACGTAATGGAGGCCGTGGATCTCAGAGGTCAAACAGAGGCCATGGTTGTCTTTCTTAAAAACAAGTTACAAGAGTTTAGAATGGCGCACGATGATGTGAAAAAAATCGCTTATTCAAGCGATTACAACAACTCTCCTAACGAAGGCTTATGAGGAAAAAATGGCAAATTGGATGTCTAAACTGACAAAAGATGTGGGTAAGATTGCATTAGAGATGCCATCACCTACGGAGAAGATAGTTAAATTACCTTCACCCTCTATGAATTGGGTTGTTGGTAATGGCGGCATTACACGAGGCAAGTCGTTGATCTTTTTCGGTCCAGAATCAGGAGGTAAGTCGCTGCTTATGCAGTTAACGCTAAAACAATTGTTGACAGATGAGCCTGATGGCATTTGTATATTGTTCGATGCTGAGTACTCCTTTAATAAGGATTGGTGGCTTAAGCTATGTGAGGGTAATGAATCTATCGCTAGTCGCCTTATTGTTCGTCAAAGTAATAATCCAGTTGAGATATTTGATTATATTGCTGGCGACATGAATGAGGCACTCCAAGATGGTGCACCTATTATCGGCATTGCAATAGATTCTGTAAAGTCAATACTGTATCCTAAAGATCAGAAAAAGAAAACAACAGACCAAACAATGGGTGGTGGCGGCGCTTCTTATTTAGGTCCCGCTCTCAAACTTATCCTACCTGTCATTAGAGAAAATTGCATAACCACTATTCTTGTACAGCAGGTTTATGAAGAAATGGATGAGTACAAGAAGATGTCAAATCCGTACAAGATTCCAGATGGTAGAGCATTAAAGCACTTTGCTGATTATATGTTAGAGGTAACGAGAATTGACACAAAAGCTGGTCGGATTGAAGAAGGTAAAAACATTTACGGTGGTGCTATGCAAGTTGGGCATATTGTCAGAGTCAGAGGTAAAAAGAATCGAGTCGGTGCTCCTTTTAGAGCGGCGCAATTCTCTTTATCTTACACTGGAGGGATTATCAACATACATGACGAAATCTTCGACCTAGCTAAATCATTGGGTGTGATTGAGAAGCCTAGCCCTGTAATGTATCAGATAGATGGCTATGATCCTATCAGAGGTGAGAGTGCCATGAGGGAATGGTTAAAGAATAATAGTTCGGAGTGGAACAGGATCATGGATCTCTGCTATGCGGTCACCGATCCTCAGGTCTTAGCGAAAAGAAATCAAGATCTTGTTCCAGAATATGAAGCTGACATAGATAAGCTAATGGATGGCGAATGAAATGTTTACTCATAGGAGATATGCACTTGCAGATCTCCAAATTCACACAAAGTATGGAGCTACTTGGTTGGATACACCAAGTAGCTTCTTCTGTTAAACCTGATGTGATCGTAAATCTTGGCGACACATTTCACAACCACGCAGTGCTGAGATCAGAACTGTTGTCTGAGTTTAAAGATCATGTAGAGCAATGCCTTAAACATGTTAATAAGTATTACTATGTTCTAGGTAATCATGACATGTTTAAGCCTAACGATGCAAGATATCACGCACTGCAATCGTTTGATATTGAGAATTTCATAGTTGTAGATGAGGTTATGAACGTAGGTGACATAACTTTTGTCCCTTATCAATATGATCTGGATTCATTCCCAACCACCACAAATCCTATATGCATTGCTCATCAAACGTTTATTGGCGCTGACTATGGATTTCATAGACCAGACGCAGGTGTTGATGCGGATAAAGTCTCTGCAGAACTTATAATATCTGGGCATGTACATATGAGACAGCAGTTTGGCAAAGTCCACTACCCTGGTACACCTGTTCATGATAGCATGTCTGATGCAGATCAGGTTAAGGGATTAGACTTATTTGATACTGATACTTATGAATTCAAGTTCATTGAATCTCCTTTCCCTAAATATAAAACACTCACTTATAATTTAGCGAGTGATTTTTCTGTACTCAACATGCACGACGATGTGTGTAGCAGTGTCAACGAGCATGACCATTGGATTCTGAAAGTTACAGGACCTAAGCCAGAGATTATAGAGTATACAAAATCCGATAACTGGTTGAGTCTTCAGAAAAAATATAAGATAAGGTTGCGACCTGAATTTACAACATCTAATAAGGTCGATAGGGCATCATTGTCTACAAGTAGTATTTATGATTCAGTTGATGAATATATCGATAAGGTTTACGATGGTGCCTTAAGTAAAGATATGTTAAAATCAAAAGCACACAAAGTAATCAATACTGCAATAAAGTCAAGTGTTTAACTTACTACACATGGTAGTATATATAAGGATTCATTATGTCAGATGAAAAGCAAAGTTTGCTAAATGTAAATGACGTAAGAGATCACCAAAGATGGTTGATCGAAAATGGTTTCATGAATGATATGCACAAAGATCAGATTTATTTATTTGGTGCTATTTTGCATAAGTCTATAGAAGCTGTAGAACTATCTGTAGATATAGAGAAGAAAATGGTGGAATATACGCTGTATGCACCTAAAAAGCTTCTTAAGAAAATCAGTAAATTTAACAAGCTATCTAATAGCAATAGTCTATGGAGTCTTTGGAAATTGAAAAAGATGCTAAAAACTGAGGGAAACCTTAATTTTGCTCAAGTAGTTAGTATTTTTATAAGAGATTATTGTGGCCCAACATGGACTTCAAAGGTGAAAGTGGTAGACATTAAGACATACGAAGATGGATATGAACAACAAGAAAAGCTCAGTAGAGGAGATAATCAACTCGCTGACAACAGATGAAGATTTAAGACAAGACTTATGGGTATCCTACCTCGAGGGTACTCATCCTACCCGCCTTTCTTCAAAAATCCTTCAGATATTAATCACATGCGATACACAGGGACGCTTTCCTATAGTGTGCCCACCAGATTTTTTACTTAATAAAATGAACAATTTAGAATCTCACGTACTTTATTTACTATGTCTAGGTTATAATATAGGTAAGATTAGCGTAGCTCTAAGTATAAGTAGAGTAGCTGTATTGGAGACTATGTCGTCAATACGTAAGAAAAATACGCTAGACTAGCACCTACTTAACTATAGTAAATAACTACGGGAGGCACTGTGGCTCTTAAACGATACTTTACAGATGAAGAGAAATTTGGACTTACTGTTGAAGAGATAAAGAGGGGCGAGAAGTATCTAAGAAAGCACAAAACAGCAGGTGCTATATCTGATAGCGAATCTATGAAGCTTTATGAGGTTTATCTAGTTGGTTGTAGCTTCTACGAAATCCATCAGCAGTTTCCTCAGTACCCTGTAGACCAAATCATTCTTACAGCAGCACTTAAGGGATGGGCACATGATAGGGAAAAGATGCTAGGATCTCTACGTGACCGCGTACAATCTAAAGTCGTTAAATCCGTAATAGAGCAGACAGACTTTCTAACTACTATGCTATCTGTTGCAAATGCAGAGCACATGGAGGAGATGAGAAAATTCGTACTAGATCCCGACAATAACCCAAAACCTAACGTAAGAATACAAAGCATTAAAGAATATAAAGACGTTGTTGAGACATTGAGCAAGTTGGTTGCTGGTGCTACTGGTAGCAGAAGCCAAAGAACGTCAGCAATGTTTGAGACGCTTGACCCAAAGAACGCAGATAAGCATTTACCTAATAAAAAAGATGACGATGATGATATAGCTACACTCATTGCTGGTGAGGTTGAGTAATGTCATCAAAGTCTGGTAACTCAATGAATAAGCAAATAAAGGCTTTGTTTACACCATGTAAAACGAAGCAAGAGCTTAAGAATTGGATTAAGTATCATCTACGTCTTGATATACCAGACCACACGGTATCCAGATACGCAGACACTAATCCGTTAGACTCTATATGGAGTATATACGACATCTGCGTTAATAAGAACAACCCAGATATGGTTGACGAACTATTATATGTTGCTAGTAGGGGTAGTGGAAAGACTTTAGGAGTTGCAATCGCAGAGCTTTTAGTCATACTTCATGATCAGAGAGACGTCGTACATGTTGGTGCCATATTGTCGCAGGCAAAACGGTGCTACGACTATCAGATGTCCTTTATGCTCAGCGATAAAGTAAGGCCGGTATTAGAGTTTCAAGATAAGAGTGGTAAGAAGTTTTTAGAAAAACTCAATATGGAAAAGTCGTCTTTTAATCTGATTGATAGAAGCACAAGGGCCAGAGTTAAAACATCTCTAGAAGTCTTGCCATGTACACTAAAAGCAGTCAACGGTCCTCACGTACCCTTAGTGGTTGTCGATGAGATTGACACCGTAAGCGGTGAAGGTTTAAAGGCATTTAAAGATATCTCGGGTATGCTTGACTCCAGGGGCGGCAAACGAGCTCTTAGAGTAGGTATATCAACAAGGAAATCCCGATACGGTTTGATGAATAGGCAAATCGAGGATGCTGAGACAGCTGGACGTACCGTTAAGTATTGGACAGCTTTAGAATTTACTGCAAGATGTCCAGATGATCGTTCTGGTACAAAGCCAACAAAAGGCTATGTTCAGCAAGAAGATATGATTGTGATAACTGAGAAAGAGTTTGAGAGGAAGTCATCTCAAAAGAAAATTGAGTTTTTTGAGAATGAATTTCCAGGTGAAAAGTGTTTAAAGTGCCCAATTGCAGCATTATGTCTTGGTGATGCTAAAAACCAAAAAAGTAAATCTGATATGCTTAAACCTATATCAGACCCTATTAAAAAAGCTATGGAAAATGGTCCAGATTGGGCGATATCACAGCTATTTAACTTAAAACCGTCGATCGAGGGGATAATATACAAAGAGTTCGATGAGAGAAAGCATGTGAAAAACTGGAACGAGATGTGGAAGATACTCACAAATCAGGAGTTTCCGGGTGAATGCACGCACGATGATTTTGTTAAGAAATGTCATCAGATGCAACTATCTTGCTATGCAGGGATTGACTGGGGTTGGTCTAACCCTAGTACAGTTGTATACTTCTTTGTTGATAATAGGGAAAATATATATGTAGTTAGATGCGAAGGCATGACCTACATGAACAATCCTACTTGGGTGCAGACTATAAAGAGTAAGTGGCATCATATGTACAGATGCCAGCTGTACTTCCCTGATATGGCAAACCCAGGTGACGGTGTTACCATGAGGCAAGAAGGATTACCGTGCCCAAGTAAGCAGACGAAAGATACTCCTGGCGGTATACAGGTGGTAAAGAAATGGTTAAGAAGCTTGAGTTCACCTGTGCCAAAGATGTACTTCGCTGAAGAGACGTGTCAACCTATTATCCAAGAATTTCAACTTTATCACTATAAGGTTGACGCAGCTGGTGAGATAACAGAAGATCCAGCAAAAGAGCATGATCACTGGCTTGATGCTTTACGTTATGCAATGTATGAGCTTTTCTCAAAATCCACATTCGTTACTGCTAACGATAGTGGACTTAATGAAGCAAGTGTTGTTGATAGTAGCGGTAATTTTATGCAGATGCCAGATGTTGAGCAGTTTGCTAAACAAAAAGGCTTAAAAGTAAATACTGAAGTAGATACTTCTAAATTAGGTAAGTTAAGTAATTCATCTTTATTAGATGATGATGATGACGATATTAATGGTGAGGGTTCTTTTCTTTGGACTTTTTAAACATAATGCGATTTATATAAAGTAGAATCTTTAAGAGCTATAAACTGAAAGGTTAATAATATGGGTTTTTGGGATGACCTAACAAAAGGCATAAGGGAATCACTTCAAGGTGAAGTGAATGATCTAATGAAAGCAGATGGTATTACACCTAATGCTGACGCTGTGCCTGAAGTTACACAACAAAATAGTAATGCTTCAGCAATTGGCAGAAAAGCAATCATTGACGATCCGTTTTTCGATCAAGTGCAACAACACTTTATCTTTAAGAGTAAGATGTCACGTATATCTAATAAGACTCTTAAAGATACATCTGTTAGAGATTGGGTTACTTCCGCTATTATCCAAGCTCGATGCGACACATTAATGATGTTTTCTAGGCCACAGATGAAGCAGTTTGATATGGGCTTCAAGATAATAAAGAAAGACGATAGCGATAATCTTACAAAAGAAGAAAAAGAAGAGATAGCTAACCTTACAGACTTTATCTATAACTGCGGTCGTAAAGAAAAAACACCACCAGGTGATGCAATGCTACTCGGTGAGTTTTTAAAACTACTGACGCGAGATGCACTTACCTTTGGTCACATCGCTGTTGAGAAAATCTTAACAAGAAGAGGGGCACTACACAGACTTCGTCCTATTCCTGCAGAATCAACCTATCTTATAAATAGGCAGACCAGCAATAAGGTTATTCAGAAAGAGTTAGAGGGCGCCCGTAAAGCATTTGAGTATCGCATGAAGAATTCTCGTGATCCAGCGGCAGATCATGAGAGGCCAGATAATAACGTAGAGTACTATAAGTACGTTCAGATGTCTTATGACAATAGAGTATTAGCTGCCTTTGGTGATGAGGACATGATATGGCAGTTGTTTAATCCGCAGAACTTTTCAGATTCTAGTGGATACTGTTATTCGCCATTAGAGTTAGCAATCATCAACGTGACAAATCATCTCAATATTGAAAACTATAATGCTAACTTTTTTACACATGGTTATGCAGCTAAAGGTGTCTTACACTTAAAAGGTACAGTAACACAGGCACAACTGACAGGTTTTAGACGACAGTTCTATAACACTATCTCTGGCACTCAGAACGCATGGAGAACTCCTATAATTGCGGGTCTAGACGATGTACAGTGGGTTCCACTAGCAGGATCTGCTAAAGAGATGGAATACTTGAATTATAATAACCACATCATGCGAGCGATCTGTTCTCAGTTCCAAATCGATCCTATGGAGCTTGGCTTAGATTATCTAGTCAGCGGTACTGGTAAAGCCCCATCGCAACAAGCAAATAATGAGTATAAGATCAACTACTCAAGAGAGCGTGGCTTATATCCGCTTTTGATGATGTTTGAAGACTTCTATAATAATAGCGTAATCCCAGCCATTGATCCTAAGCTATCTGAAAAATACATGTTCAAGTTTTTTGGATACACAGATGAGACACCGCAGACAAATGTGGCACTGCTACAGGCTGAGATGTCTATATACTCCACCATGAATGATCTACTTAGATCAGCTGGAAAAGAAAAGATCGAGCATCCAGCGTGTGAAATTCCGCTTAATGCTACTTTCTGGGAGATAGTGGAAAAGAATATGACTAGAGGCGAGATCAGAGAGTTCTTCTTTAAAGATGAGGGTGCATCTGAAAGACGTGAGCTAGCATATATCCCGTCAGATCCTGGATTCATGGGCTGGAACCAGCTACTTATGACAATGGACAGAACTAGAAAACAAGATAAGATGCAAGCTGACCAGATGAAGGCAGAGCAAGAACAAGCCGAACAACAGAATCAAAGAGAGCAAGAACAGCATGATTCAGAGATGGATACTCGCAAATCTAATGCAGCACATGCAGCAGTAGAATCTGGTCAAAGTTTAAAAGATAATGCTAAAGATGTTGGTGCCGCATCTGAGCCATTAAATATCAGTGGAAGATCTATTCAGAACCCAATAAACTCACCGGAAGCTGACGAATAGTGATACTAAACATATCGATTTGATCGGTATAACCTACGTAGGCAAAATCTACGTAGGTTTTTTAATAACTTCATGAGGCATTAAATGGGTTGGATCTTATGCGAAGGCATCGATAAAACTGGAAAAACAACCGTCGCTGAAATATACCGTAAAAAGGGCTATGAAATAGTTCACCTGTCAGCTCCAGATAAGAAATATCAAGATGAGTATTATGTTGGGCCATCATACTTAGATGAGATTATGGAAATGCTAATGGAGCACGATGGTAAAAATGTATTCTGGGATCGCACATGGTTTGGTGAAAAAGTATGGCCACATATTTACGGTCGCAATCCTTGCCTATCTGATGAAGACTTTGAGATCATTAAGGACTACGAGATAAGGAATACAGCATCCAAAATCTTAATGATAGACCCTAATATCGATAGTCATTGGCAAAGATGTGTAGAGAATAATGAACCACTAAATAGGCGTCAATTTAATTTAGCAAATAATTTGTATAGTCAGTTAGCTCACTCTTCTGGCTTTATTCCACGTACATTGGGAGACTTTGATGAGAAGTATGCAGGAGATAAGGGGGAAGATAATACTCTTGAGCAAGAAGTCAAAGAAGAGTCAGTTGTCAAAAAAAGAGATAGTGAATCTGTCGTTAATGATAGTGGAACTGTGGATAAGGACAAAGATATCTCGAATAATAAAACTGAAGCACAGCTGAGATTAGAGAAAGCTAACGCTATATCTAAGGTTTTAGGTAAGAAAATTATTAAGGGTAACGGCGATATCTACGAAAGCATTGAAGACGAAGTCAGAATCTTCCTTAACGGTAGGTTGTCTGAGTTAATGGGTACACCCAATAACTCAATGTTGAATTCAGAAGAGGTAGAAATACTTAAAGTACTGTGTAGACAATTCAAAAGTAAATTGGAGCATAAAAAATGAAAAAAGATTTAGACACGTGGTGGAGTAAGATTTGTGGACTGTATGCCTCTCGTGCTATTACAAGTCGCGTATTTCGCAAATTTGAACTGCAGTATCAAAATTCAAATAAAAGAGATTTACCAAAGAAATAGGAGATAAGATGACTCGACGTAAGAACATGACAAAAGGCGAAAGACATAGCGTACTTGAAAATAACGTGCAACAGCTACAAAATGCTACACGTTTAACACAGATGTTGATGCAACAAACTGGACGAAGCTTGCAAAACCTACAGCAAGATCTTAGTGAGCTTGCTTCACGTCAGCGAGATATCCAGTATCGTTTGAAAGCCTTTCAAGAATTAACTGGCCTATCTCTAGACGACCTAAATGCAAAAACAGAGGCATTGCAGATTGCTGACTTTGAGGAGTTCTCAACTAAAGACGACGAAGAGAACAATCTAGAGGTTGGGACTGAGATTGGAGAAGATAGTATTGTAATCTTTACCACTGAAGCCGAAGAAGGCAAAGGGTTCCTTCGCTCTAAGCAAGCTCTATCAGATATCGGATTCCCTCAAATGAAAGAAGACTTCTTAGGTAAGAAGGTTGGAGATAAGTTTGAAGCCGATGTCGATGGCATTAAGCACACAGTTACTGTACTAGGTGTTCGTGAGAAGAAAGAAGAAGAAGTCGTAGAAGAATCTGTAAGTAGCTAAGGTATAGGTGATCATTTTGACTAAAGACAAAAAGATGGATAGTAGATGTCCTAGAAAATTAGACTGTCTTCCTGAATCGTGGTGTCCTCTAGCTGTTCAGAGGTTGAAAGCTTTACGTCATTCTGATAGAGAGCTTACCGAAGAAGAAGAGGCAAAACTTCCAGGATGTCCGTGGGGTGTAAACCACCAAATGGCCAATTATTGCTTTTTCAAAATGGTCGCCGACCACATGCCTGAATCAAGAAATTTCTCCTCTATAGAGATAGCCCACTTTAACAACATCTCGCAAGAAACAGTGAACAAAGTCGAAAAGACTGCCCTTGCCAAGATACGTGAGTCAGAAATGTTCAAAGAAATTGATGATTTACACGATTCTGACGGTGTCATGGTTGATCTGGATGGTATGGAGCAGTAGTCTAACATCGTATTACAACCCACTTGCATAGTATAATGTATATAGTAAACCGTATACTAAGTAAGGTTGTAATATGTCTAAAAAACCACTTGAAATAGATATGATAGCAGGATCACAGCTGCGCGACACTCAAGGTGAGATGTTGTCAGTTGAGGGTGCTGATATTAGTGATTTAGAGGCTGGACGTGGACGCTTCAATGACAACCACGGTAAAGGCTTTTATAATTGTGTCGGTAGAGTAACTGGTGCGAAGAAGATCTTTAGTAAAGATGATTGCGAAGACGATCGTCACAGATATTACTGGGAAAAGGTAAAAGCACCATTTATATATTGCAAAGGCTTCCTCTACGATGACGAAGAGCACCCTAATGCAAAAGCCGCCGCAGCAATCCTAAGAAACATTCATAAATCAGATGTCCCCCTAAAAATTAAAGCATCAGTAGAAGGCGGTGTAGTAGCTAGAGGAATAAAGGATAACAACCTACTTGCTCGCACGAAGATACACTCAGTAGCCCTCACGTTTACTCCTGCTAATCAAGCTACTTTAGTAGAGCCACTTAGTCTTAATAAGTCTAATAACACCTGGGAAGAGGATAGAAGGCTTATTAAGTCTGTAGAGCACCTTGTTAAGACAGATGTGCCTTCTTTCAGAAAGATCACTCGCCATGTCCAGGCATCCACAATTATCGACAACTTTAGAGAGATCAATAATCTAGCTAGACAGGTTGGGTTAGAGAAAGCTCTACCGGAATACGAAGCAGAAGAGCTAATTAAAAAGGCTGCTAGACAAAAGTTAATCAATAATCTTCACAATATAAATCAGCTAATTAAAGCACTTACTGCTGAATACAATATGGAGGCATTAGAGAAAGCCTCAAAAAAGCAAATAGCGCAGATGACGGGGAATAAAGATGTTACTGATTGGGTTTCTAAACATCTTAATCGTGACGATCTAGCCTTGTGGTTTGCGCGCTCCTATAAGAAAGATCCTTCTATCTTTAATGACGAAAATCGTGAAAAATTAGAGCATATTGGTGCTGTAAAGGATCAACATAAAGAGTTGCAGAATTTACGTTTAGGTAGAGGGCATGACTTCGATACTGGCATGGATATGCTACATCAAGCTAATGATGTGGCAGAAAAACGAGCTGCAGATAATCCACAACTTGTAGAACCTGATGGTAAGAAGCTAATGGACACAGGTGACGGATACGCGTGGTATTCCTTAGGTAAAGGGAGTTGCCCTAAAGAAGCTAAAGCAATGGGGCATTGTGGAAATGCGGAATCTGAAGAAGAAGGCGATGATATTCTCTCCCTACGTAAAGAAAAGAAGGTTGGCGATAAAACATATCATGAACCACATCTTACTTTCATAAACAATAATGGCGATTTAGGTGAGATGAAAGGTCGCGGTAATGAAAAACCAGCAGAAAGATACCATAAGCATATTATCCCATTATTAGAGAGCGACCACGTAAAAGCATTAATGGGTGGCGGATATAGAGCAGATAGTAATTTTAGTCTTAAAGATTTGCCCGAGGATAAGCAGAAAAGACTACTAAATAAGAAGCCAGATATAGACCCCCTTAATAGGTTTGATCATTATAGTGGAGAATCTAATAGGCATGGAGACGCGATCGCTAACCACAATGATGACGTAGAAAGGTTGGCGGAATACCTAGATAAGCATGAAAATATAAATTCAGCTTTAATTGACCCCAATATAAGTAATAGCGATTTATCACCGATGTTGAAGTTTAATGATTTCGACAATCACATTAAACCAGAACATATACATCATATTTTAGATAATAATTCTATTGGACAGAGAGAAATAGCCGTTAAGTCTAAACACTTTGGTCCAGAGCACATGGAAAAAGCATTTAATGATGAAGATTGGAATGTGCGCCGTGCTGCCGTTCAGTCTAAACGCTTTGGTCCAGAGCACATGGAAAGAGCACTTAATGATAAAAATAAAGGTGTACGCACAGCTGCTATTGAGTCTAAACACTTTGGTCCAGAGCACATGGAAAAAGCGTTTAATGATGAAGATTGGAGTGTGCGCCGTGCTGCCGTTGAATCTAAGCGCTTTGGTCCAGAACATATAGAACAAGCACTTAATGATGAAAATGAAGGTGTACGCCGTGCTGCCGTTAAGTCTAAACACTTTGGTCCAGAGCATATGGAAAGAGCACTTAATGATGAAGATTGGAGTGCACGGATGGCTGCCGTTAAGTCTAAACACTTTGGTCCAGAGCACATGGAAAAAGCATTTAATGATGAAAATAAGAGTGTACGGATGGCTGCCGTTCAGTCTAAGCACTTTGGTCCAGAACATATAGAACAAGCACTTAATGATAAAAGTGATATGGTACGCTACTCTGCTATTGAGTCTGAACACTTTGGTCCAGAACATATAGAAAGAGCACTTAATGATGAAAGTGAGGATGTACGCACAACTGCTGTTGAGTCTAAACACTTTGGTCCAGAGCATATGGAAAGAGCACTTAATGATGAAAATGAGGATGTACGCACAGCTGCCGTTAAGTCTAAACACTTTGGTCCAGAGCATATGGAAAGAGCACTTAATGATGAAGATTGGAATGTACGCACAGCTGCTGTTGAGTCTAAACACTTTGACCCAAAGCGCATGGAAAAAGCACTTACTGCTGGCTACGGCGGCGCAGCTGCCCCTACTTCACGTTCACATGGAGCTGTTCTTCAGACTGAAGCTCTTGATGTGGGTCGAGGATTCAACTATTTTGTCTGTCAGCATTGTGGCGACGAACAAATTTACTCAAAAAATCAAGTCAAATGTAGGGCCTGTCAAAAAAGTCTGCCATTAGAGCAAGTTAGAAAATTCTTGTTCAACCTGTAACACACCTCCTATAATCTGTTTAACCTAGGGCACGTCTGTGGTAACACCTAGGTTGTTTAAGTAATACTCCATGATATGATAAGTTTTGCAGTGCGATAAATGCGTTCTGCGCTTTTATTTATTTACATATTTTGACGAAACACAATGTTAAGGAGTAAATTACATGGCTAACAAGGAGCAGATCCTAGACAAGATCGTCAGGAACATGAAGCAACGTGGTCACACTGCAGAAAGAGTTGATTCGACTGTTGAACTTACTAAAACAGGCGGCGATATTCTAACTGTATCTTATGTTGATGCAGAGATTCAGTCACCTATGGGTGGTATTGATGATAGCGCTTCACCGTTCTTGGGAATTGGAATCGCAAATCCAGGTGCACTAAAAGTAAAAGGTGAAGCTGGTGAAACTACTTTAGCTGCTATCTTCGACACAGTTGAAGCACTTTCTTTGTGGCATGAACTATCAGGTTATGCTAACGATTTAATCGTTGAAGATGGGGACAGTACTGATGAACTAGCACGTGTTGAAGGACACGAGCACCTTAAGGGAATGGGTTCTTAATTTAACGTTAACTTCAAATAAAAAGGAGATCGACTTATGCAAGAGGATATCATGAAAAGCCTCGAAGCTCTAATTGACGAGTCTTTAGCTGAAATCGAAGAGCTAAAAAAGTCTGATCGCTTTTCTGCTTCCGAGGTTAGCATTGGTGATTCTAGCTCTGGTATCAAAGATACTGACAAGAATGGCAAACTAGGTAAAGAAGAAGACGGCGACGATGACGACGATGATGATGATGAGGAAAAGAAGAAGAAGGATATGGATAAAGCTGAAGGAAAGAATTCAGAAGCTGATCCTAATGCTGGAAATCATCAGGTAGTCAAGGAAGAAGATGGAATGCCAGAGGGAACTATGGCAAAAGAAGAAGATTGTGAGAAAGGCGAAGGCGCTAACCGACCTGCGGATCCTAACGGCGGTAAGCATCTAAGTAAGTCAGCTGAAGATCGACTAGATCGAATCGAAGCAACAATGGCGAAGCTTGAGCAAGTTCTTGCTAAATCTTTAGGTGAAGAAACTGAAGAAGAATTAGAAAAATCTGAAGATTCAGAAGGTTCTGAAGAACTAATGAAGTCTTACGTAGATTCTCGCTTCTCTTCTTTAGAAGATAAGTTTGAAGACATGGCTAACCTTATTAAAGAAATCGCGGATGCGCCTGTGCCATCTAAGTCGGTATCTTATAAAGATGTTCAGCCGCTAGCGAAATCAACTGAAGAAGTTGCGCCTCTAAACAAGAGCGAAATCGCTAATAAGCTTTTCGAGCTTAAGAAATCTGGTACTAATGTGAACAGTGAAGATATTGCTAGCGTTGAGTTGGGTGGTCCAGCTGAACTTAGTAAGATCGTTGAAAAATATAACATTCAATAAGGAGTCACAAAACAATGTTTAACGAAGCTGTTAATCAAATTCAGCAGGGGCTCGAGCAAGGCATCGTGACTCCTGAGCAGGTAGAATCTTTACAGAAAGCTATCACTGCGGGTTACGGGTACGCTGGTCGTCCTACTGATCTAACCTACGGTGGTGTAATTCAGACCGAAAGTCTAGAAGCTACACTAAAGTCTGTAACTTTCGACATGAAAAACCTAAAGATGTGGCCTGCGATCTCGATCGACAAGGCATACAACTTGTTTGAGCAGTACAACCGCTTAACAAGTTATGGCGACGATGCTCGTCCTTACATCGGAGAAGGTGGCGCGCCTCAAGAGAGCGATAGCCAATACATCCGTGACGGACAGCGCATTGTGTTCTTCGGTAAGAGACGTAAGGTTTCTCACCAAATGACACTTGTTCGCACAACTGTTGGTGATGTTGTTGCACAACAAGCTAAAGAAGGTACTATGGATCTTCTTAAGAACGTTGAGCGCGAAATGTACTGGGGACATGCACACTTCACAGGTGCTGACGGTTCTCAAACTGGTTCTAACGCTGACCTACCAGCTAACTCAATCGAAATGAACGGTCTTCTTCAGCAACTTCTTCGTGGAGATGATGATGAGCAGCAGCGTTCTGGTGATTTTGAAGGATATGGTTCTTTTGAATCAATCGTTCGTGAGCTAAGCGGTGCAGTTATTACTCAAGACGATATTGAAGAGCTTGCTGTTATTCTCCTAGAGAACTTTGGTGCTCCTGATCAAATCCACCTTGAGCCACTTTCTTTGAGCTCATTTGTTCGCCAATTCTACCCTCAGTTCCGCTCTGCTCCTGGTCTTGCTAACCAAACTGTTGGTTATGACGTAAACAAGGTTCAGACAACTGCTGGTACCATGGAACTTAAGCCGAACTTGTTCTTGCGACCTCGCGGACGTGCTCGTTCAAAAGCTGTTAACGCTAACTGTCCAGCTTTACCAGCTGCATTTACTGGTGCTGATGGCGGCGCTTCTACAGGTTCACTAGCTGCTGGAACTTACCAGTACAAAGCTACTGAAGTTAACGATTTTGGTGAGTCTTCACCACGTCAAATTACTGCTGCTGTTGTTGTTGCCGCTGATGAATCATCAGTAGTTCTAACAATGCCTGCTGCACAAGCTGGAACTAAGTATTGGAAAATCTATCGTTCTGCTGCTGGCGGCGCTGCTGGAACTGAAGAGTTCATCGGTAACTACCGTGTTGGTTTATCTGCTTACGTAGATGCCGGAACTAAAGTTCCTGGTCTAGGTGAAGCATTCATGCTCGACATGAAAGCTGAGTGCATGCGCTTTAAGCAACTTGCACCACTAAGCAAGATCAACTTCGCGATCGTTTCTACTGCACTTGAGTTTGCGGTTGTGCTTTACGGAGCTCTCTTCGTTTACACTCCACGCTTCAACGGTGTTTACAGAAACGCAGGTAAGTAATTTTAGCTCAGTCTAAGACAAACATCTAGGGGTGGTGATAATTCACCACCTCTTTTTTCTGGAGAAATAAGATGACTTTCAATAACAATAGTCAGTGGACATTGAACGATAATGGTTCACTAAGAAAATCAAATGAAGTTGATACTGGATTAACTAGTGAAGAGCTTTTTAAATCTCTTGTAGAGCGCGGTATGCATACATCTGCCCTTAATTTAAGAAA